AGCGCAAAATCGTGGGCACACAGTAAAAATTGTCACGATGCGTACACCAGTTGAAACAATTGTCAATGCCCCAATTGAAGTTGTTTACACTAGCCGAAAAGCAAAATCGTCTGTAATCAACGCCGACATTTGGATTGATGACAGCCCACAATGGGTCTATCAGGATTCTTTATGAAAACGCAGATTCTTGGCTCTAGCTACGTTGCACGCAGCACCAATGCTGCGGATAACCGCATGGTCAATCTGTTTCCTGAGATCATCCCCGAGGGTGGCAAGGAAGCGGCGTTCCTGAACCGCGCCCCTGGCCTGCGGCTGGTGACCTCCGTAGGCGTTGGTCCTATTCGGGGCATGTTGCAGTCGGGTCAATGGTTGTACGTAGTATCCAACAACCAACTGTACAAAGTCGATCAAAGCTACAACGCAACACTGCTTGGCCCTGTGGGCAACACCGGCCCCGTGTCAATGGCATTTAACGGCACTCAATTGTTTATTGCGGCCAACGGTCCAAGTTACGTTTACAACTCAGTGACCAATGCCTTTGTCCAAAACAACACGTTCCCGCCAGCGCAAACCGTCACGTTTGTGGATGGATATTTCATTTTCAACGAAATCAACAGCCAGAAGTTTTGGGTAACTGATTCGTATGATGGCACGGTGTTAGATGGAGCCAGTGTAGCAAGCGCCGAAGGATCGCCCGATGGTTTGGTGGCCGTGATTGCTGACCACAATGAACTATGGCTATTTGGTGGTAACTCGGTTGAGGTTTGGTATGACGCCGGTCTACCGCCCCCAGGCGTGCCATTTCAGCGCATCCAAGGGGCTTTTAACGAGTTAGGATGCGCGGCAGCGTTCTCGATAGCCAAATTGGACAACAGCTTGTTCTGGCTAGGCGCTGATGCCCGTGGCCAAGGCATTGTTTACCGTGCCAACGGTTATACGGGCACACGCATATCTACGCACGCTGTGGAGTACGCAATCGCTCAATACGGCAACATCACAGATGCCATCGCTTATTCGTACCAGCAAGAAGGTCACACCTTCTATGTGCTGACCTTCCCTTCGGCCAACGCCACATGGGTCTACGATGCCTCGACTCAAGCCTGGCATGAACGTGCAAGCTGGGAAAACGACAACGCAATCCGTCATCGGTCCAACTGCCGCGCTGTGTTTAACAGCGAAGTGTTAGTCGGTGATTTTGCAGACGGCAAAATTTATGCGTTTGACTTGGATGTGTATTCGGACAATGACCACATCCAAAAGTGGATTCGCTCTTGGCGTGCGCTGGCCTCTGGTACGAACACGCTTAAGCGCACCGCACAACATTCATTGCAACTTGACTGCGAAGTCGGGTTTACGCTGCCTCCAGTTACAGAAGAACAATTTATTGTTACTGAAGACAGCGATGACATCATCACTGAGTCTTACGACTTCCTGATTACAGGTGTCCAAACAAGCGTCAACGGTACACCCTTGGTGCTGCTACGTTGGTCAGACGATGGCGGCCATACGTGGGGCAACTACCATTCCAAATCTATGGGCGCTGTGGGTCAGACTGGCCAACGGGTAATCTGGCGGCGTTTGGGCATGACTATGAAGCTGCGTGACCGCGTGTACGAGGTTTCAGGCACCGATCCGGTCAAGATCGCCATCATGGGCGCTGAATTGTTTGTGACGCCTACCAATGCTTAATGCAGATACCAATATCCCGTCAAACCGAGTACCGTTCTTTGATCAGGTAACGGGTTTAATTTCGCGGGAATGGTATAGGTATTTTTTGGCCTTGCTTAACGCAAATGTTGATTACGCGCCTCAAAGTGACCCAGCCAATGTACCGTTGACTGCATCGCCGTTGGTTATTGGCAATGACCTCCAAAGGCCGTTAGACGTTATGATCAGCGGCGGTGGGGTAATCAAAGTTGAATTTCAACGTGGGCCTAGTGGTACAAAATACAATACAGGTTCATACTATGGCATGTTTGGCTTGTCACCCAATGACGCTCTGACCATCACGTACTCAGGTACGCCTATCGTTACAATTATTCCAAGGTAAGACTATGCAAGTAACTTACGGTAAAGGGTTTGAAGTTGCAAAAAATGCACCGGTTAAAGTCAAGTTTCGTGAAACTGTGCTTGCCGCGCAAAATGAAATGCAAACCATGATTGACAGCGGCATGGCTGAATCGGCTTTGGAAGATTGCACCCTTAAACATTACTTTACACCAAAAGATAAAAAATACGGATGCAGTACGTATGCCAGAGAGATTTTTTTACCCAAAGGTTCGTTTGTTATTGGCAAAATACATCGTCATCAGCATTTAAATTTTATTTCAAAAGGTAAAGTCAAAGTGTTCACTGAATTTGGTGAAAAATACTTTGAAGCACCTTGTACTTTTATTTCTGAAGTTGGGTTGAAACGCGCAGTGTACGCCGAAGAAGATACACTATGGACAACTGTTCATTTAACTGAATTTGAAAAAGAATCTGATTTGGATAAAATTGAAAACGAAGTAATTTCGCCTTCTTATGATGAGATGGGTTTACTTGCTTCAACAGCTAACTTGCCTAAATTGACGGCACAAGGAGTATCAGCATGACATGGGTAGCATCAGCAGTAGCTGCATCAGCGGCGGTAGGTTTATATTCTGCAAATAAGGCTTCAAGTACGCAAGCTAATGCGGCAAATCAAGCCGCACAACTTTCACGCGAGCAATTTGATGTAACCAACGAACAGCAACGCCCGTGGCGTGAAGCTGGTGGTCGAGCGCTGACTAGACTTGAAAGTTTGGCCGAATACAAGCCATTTAACATGGCTACGTTTGCCCAAGACCCCAGTTATCAGTTTCGATTGGACCAAGGAAACAAATCGTTGGAGCGCAGCGCTGCGGCTCGAGGTGGTTTGATTAGTGGGAACACTGGCGGTGCGTTAATGAATTATGGCCAAGGTTTGGCTTCGCAAGAATATAACAATGCGTTTAACCGATACCAAACTGAACGAAACCAAACCCTTGCGCCTTACATGACCCTTGCAGGTTACGGTGCAAACGCAAATGCTTTAACTGCAAATGCTGGCGCAACTAACGCGGCCAACGTGGGCAACATGCTTACTAGCGGCGCGGCAGCACAAGCGGCGGGGTATATGGGAGGCGCAAATGCTGTTGGTCAAAGTGTCGGTCAATATTTAAATTACAACCAAGGCAACAATTTAGTTTCCGCTTTGCGCGGTGGTCGTGGTGGTGGTGGATCGGGCGGCGCTAATCCAGCAGGCTATGGTACGGGGTACGACGCAGACGTTTACTGGTAAGGAATAAATTATGGCACTCGATCCAAACATTGCAATGGGGTACAGGGGCGTTGAAATTGCCAATCCTTTGGCACAGTACGGCCAACTTGCACAAATTCAAAATTATCAAAATCAAAACATAGCTGCTCAAAATCAAAACGCTTTGGCGCAGTATCAGCTTGGCGCTGCTCAACGCGCAGACCAAGCCGCAACAATTCAAAATGAGTTATATGCCAAGCACTTTAACCCTGCAACTGGTGCTATTGACACAAGCGCATTTGTTCAAGATGCCGCCAGCCGTGGACAAGGCAACTTAATCCCAGGTTTTTTAAAGTCTGAAAATGAGCGTTTAAAATCAGCCGCAGATTTAACTAAAATAAAAACTGAAACAGATGCTGCTCAATTCAAACTTACAAAAGACAAATTGAATCATGGCTATGACTCACTTGGCTCATCGTCAACACCTCAAGAAGCCATTAAGAAGTTAAATGAAGGAGTGACAAAAGGTTACTTTGACATGAAAACCGCTTCAGCCGAAGCGCAGCAACTTCAAAGCATGACACCTGAACAATTTAGGCAATACCGGCTTGAAAAAGTTGCTGGTTTGTTGGATGCCAAAGACAAACTTAAAACCATGTTGCCAGAAATCCAACGTCAAGACATTGGTGGCTCAATTGTCAACATTCAAAACAACCCCAATTTGCCTGGCTATGGTCAGCCTGTTGCTGGCATGGCGCCACTTGCCAAAACAATGACGTTTGCAGATAGGACTGCACAACAAAACGCTAATCTTGCACGCGAAAAATTTACGTTTGAAAAAGCCAACCCAGGTTTTGAACTTAAAGAAAATGAAAACGGTGAATTTTTTGGAGTAAACAAGCGCACATTGCAAGCATTTCCTGTCACTATTGGCGGTGGCGCTGCACCGGCTGTTGCACCAATAGTTCAAGGCGCCGGCGGTATGCCTGGACCGCGCATGGCGCAGCCTGGCGCTGTTGTGCCAGCCATCCCTGGCATGACTAGCGTGCTTGATCAGACTGCACCAGTTGCTGCACCAGCAGCTGGTGGGCCTCGCCAGTTAGTTGGCAAGGGCACGGCAATGACTGAGAATCAAAGCAAGTCTGCCATGTTTGGCGCGGCTATGAACCAAGCAAACGGAATAATTTCTAAAGTTGAAAAAGATGGGACAACAACTGCACCAGTTGCTGTTTCTGTGTTGCAAGGTCTTGCTAAACTAAGCCCTCAATTTTTGGGATCAGGTGAAAACGCTGCAAATGCTATTGAGTCTATATTTAGACAAGATCCAACTTCACTTTTAGGGCCAGATGTCAATCAGCAAAAACTAGGTCAAGCCCAAATTGCATTTGCAACGGCTTATTTAAGAGCAACATCTGGCGCTGCATTTGGGCCAAGTGAAGTTTCAAACACAATTAAAGAATATTTTCCTTTAGTTGGCGAAGATAAAACTGTTGTACAACAAAAAGCAAAAGCTAGACAACGCGCAATTGAGGGCATGAAAATTTCAACTAGCAAACAAGGCCAAAGTTACATTGACAAATCTGGTGCAAACGCAAATGACCCATTAGAACTTTTTGGGGGCAAACCGTAATGGCCACACTTGCTGAATTTCGAGCACAGTATCCTCAATACGATGAAGTGCCAGATGTAAAGTTGGCCGATTCGTTGCATCAAAAGTTTTATAGCCAGATCCCAAAGATAGACTTTTACAAGACCATTGGATTAAGTTCAGCTACAGAAATACCTGGCGCCGAAAATGTAGTGATTAAGCCTGCGCCAAAAGTTTCTTTGCGTGACCGGATTATGGGCGTGATTGAAACACCTGCGGCACTTGCCGGCGGTCTTGCAAGTAACGTTGTGGCGCCCGTGGCCGGCTTAATTGGATCTTTGGCAAGCGGTCAGTATGGAACGCCTGCCGGTGTCCAAGCTGGTGAGGAAACAGCTCGCACTGCTCGGGCTCAGTTTTATCAACCACGCACTGAGACAGCCAAACAAATCCTTGGTGGAATTGGCAATGTTTTGGAACCTCTTACCGGCGCTTTGCCACCAACCTTTGGCACAG